GGCGTTTGGTGTACAGTTCTCCGGCCCTTTCGGAGGCAGAACTAAGGGAGGCTTCAGTCTCAAGGGGGCAAAGAAAGAGAAAGACATGGCTATCTTGATGAGAGCCCTGGAAAAGTATCCCGAAGAAGAGATTGATGCGAAAGTAATGTGGTCAAAGGAAGATTTCACAGCTAGCACGAAAGCAACATATCTTTTTGGCTCCGGTGCTCAGTTCAATGCAGTGCAAAGAGCTATCAAGTCTGGCGATAAAGACTCAATTATCGGTGCTCTTCGAGAGACGGATGGATACATAAAAAAGAGACAATTTGAATTCACTAGAAACCAAGCAGAGTCTATTGCAAACTTTGAGCACCTATCCACAATACTGCTGGGAGAGGACCAGCTTAAAAAAACTTGGGCTATATATGGTGACGTATTAAGAAGAACGGTAACTCCGGTCTACACATCACTTGCTAGGTTTAACGAACATGTTTCAAGCTATTTCATGGGTGCTACAGAAGGTGGCGATAGAAAATCACTAGCCTTATCAGCACAGCAAGAACTTGGTACTCTGAAAGAGGCAACTGATGAGGCCATATCTGCGGTGGAACAAACGGAAAAAGATGAATACTCACCAGAAATCGCCGCCGCAGAAGAATAAACCCCTTGACAAATCCAAAAAGTGTGTTATTATATAACTATCAATGAAAGCGAGGCATAATGACCACACAACTAAGCCATGGAACCGAACTCCGCAATAAGGTTCTTGACGGTGTAAACACTCTTGCGGACTACGTAGCAACAACACTTGGACCTAAAGGACAAAATGTTCTTATCCATCAAAAAGATAAGCGACCCTTTGTCACAAAAGACGGCGTAACAGTTGCACAGAACGTAAATTTTGAAGACCCTCATAAGAATGCCGGCGCTGAGGTCGTAAAGCAGGTGTCTGCTATGACAAACGCAGAGGCGGGAGATGGAACAACAACTTCTACAGTTTTAGCTAGAGAGATACTAACACAAGCAAACAAACATATTACCTCTGGTGCATCGCCAATAGAGATCAAAAGAGGCCTAGAGCTTTGCTTAGAACAAGCTTTCGCGAAAATTTCAGATACCTCAGAACCGATATCATCATCTGATGATGTGAGACATATTGCTACTATTTCCGCAAACAATGATCAAGTAATTGGCTCACTTATCGCCACAGCCGTAGATAAAGTAGGCAAGAACGGAACTGTTACTATTGAAGAAGCTAGATCACTAGAGACAAGTCTGGATCTAGTGGAAGGGTTTAGGTTCGACAGCGGCTATGCCGCGACTGCTTTTATTACGGACGAGCGCCGCGGCACATGTCGTTATGATAACCCCATGTTTTTGATAACAGACACAAAAGTGGATCAGGTTAATCAGATCTTGCCTGCACTAGAAATAGCAGCTAGAGAGGGTCGACCATTTGTAATAGTGGCGGAAGAATTGGAAGGTCAAGCTCTGGCGGCACTAATTATGAATACTATGAGAGGTTCTATGAAGGTTGCCGCCGTCAAGGCACCTCGATATGGCGAAGAAAGACGGGCGATAATGAGCGACCTAGCCGTCGCGACTGGAGCAAAATTCTTTCAGCAGTCTCGTGGAGATAACTTAACAGAAATTTCTCTTACGGATTTTGGCAAGGCGGCTACTGTGGAGATCACCAAAAATGCCACTACTGTGGTTGATGGCGAGGGCAACTATGAAGAAGTGGATCAGACAATTGATAGGATTAAAGCAGAAATCCAACAAACAGAAGACATGCACGAGGCTGGACGACTCCAAGATCGTATTACTCGCCTCTCTTCTGGTGTTGCTATTATCCGTGTTGGGGCATCTTCCGAAGTAGAGATGATAGAGAAGAAGCACCGCATAGAAGACGCCCTTGAGGCTGTTAGATCTGCACAACAGGAAGGCGTCGTCCCTGGTGGTGGTATGATGCTTCTACATATCTCTAATAATATTGCTCCTAATTTTCCAAATGAAGAACAGGCATTGGCGCTTCCAATTTTCAAAAAAGCACTTCAATCTCCATTTAAAACAATGGCTTCAAATGCCGGAATTTCCCCTGACATCGCCATGTTGAGAGTTAATTCTGGAAACATTGAAACGTGGGAGGGTATCAACTTCTCCAGCGGAGAAAGAACAAATCTCAAAAAAGTTGGAATTCTAGATCCCGCAAAGGTTACGAGATGTGCAATCAAAAATGCAGTTTCGGTATCGGGGACACTTTTGCTAACAAACCACAGTATTGTTACTACTTAATAGTGTGGGAGGGCAGACAAATGGTAGACCAGCAAGATTTGAACTTAGAAATACAAAAAAAACTAGATAGAATTTGTAATGGCATGGATGTCATGAGCGATAAACAGGAAGAAATGTCTGAAGATGTTGCTAAAATAAAAGAGGCAGTTTACAATCCTGACCAAGGTTTGTACGCTAGACTTAGAGAACTGGAGTCATGGAAGCAAACATCTTCAAGAATGATTTGGACCCTGTTTACTTCCGTTGTTGGCCTCATTGGAGCCTTTATATTGAAGAACGTGAGTAGCTGATGTTGGTGGAATTAAAAAAGCTCAGAGTCTCAAGTGATGGCCATAGGAGAGATCTGTCTTTCGAGAAGATCTATGTTAACACTGACCATATAATTAGCATCACAGATTGCAACTCTATGAATGAATATCTCCTTTCGGAAGGTTTATCAAATACCAATTACTCCCTTGTCCATATTGAGATGGGAAACAAAACAGAGGAGATAATTGTCTTAGGCAAATCAGAAGAAGTACACGCAAAGCTAAATAAGGCTTCAGAAAAAAGATTGTTAAATGGATAGTAGATATATTATTGTTGGAAGGAGCAGTTGTCCATATTGCACTATGGCTCAAGACTTATTGGATGCTCTAAAGTTAGAATACATTTTTCTTGATTACCTCGGAAAGGAAGAGATATTAGAAGATTATAAAAGTTTTCACAACCAAGCCACTGTTCCCATCATATTATCTAATAACCTTGCCACTGGCCTGACAAGAAAGGTGGGAGGGTACACAGACCTTCTTAGCATATTGGAGCATGGATAAAGATATATCGATAAAGATCTCGGTTTTCGAAACAATATACACAGCCCTATTGCCGATACATTATAAACTTTCTGCTTTATTGGAAGATTGTATAAAAAATAATATTATACTTTCTGAAGTAGAAAAATCAACTCTCCTAGAATACGCTGCATGTTCAAGTTCTTTGAAATTGTTGTTTGAAAGTTATTTGGAAAAATTTTCAAAAGACCCAAATTCAGAAATAGTTTTGAAAAATTCAGAATATATAACGATTATCAGTATGGCAAAAACTGTAGAATCTTCCATGAGAACAGTTTTTGGGGGTACTGGAATCTGGGAACACTAATGGGTATTTATATTGACTTTCCATCGCAAAACATGTATAATAGTATTACAATAGAAAATAAAAGGAGACACTTGTGTCGGTAAAAATATTGTTAGTATCATTGTTTCTGATCTTTTCAGCACCTGTTGGGCAAACCAACGCCTGCTCAAAAAATAGTCATGAAAACACCCAAGCTACAGAGATGGAAATAAGAATCAAGAAATATGTTTCCAAATACAAAAAAAGATTTAAGAATCATTCTCATTTTTCTTTCGTTGATTATAGAATCCCGATACACAAAGAAAGGTTCTTCGTATATGATTTAAAAGAGGAGAAAATAATCTTCTCGACTTTTGTTGGTCACGCATACAAATCAGGAGAGTATTTTCCAGATGATACTTCTAACACGCCAGACACAAAAAAGACATCCATAGGCCTCTTCCGTGTTGGTAAGCAATATTACGGGAACTTCGGGAAGTCCAAGAGACTTCATGGTCTGGAAAAAACTAACTCTAACGCTTACCGTCGCGCGATTGTTGCACATTCAATGTCTGGAATAATGCCTTCAGATTTATATAGCTGGGGGTGCTTTACATTCTTCGAAGGTGATTTGGAAGTGGTTTTCAATTTTATGAAAAAAGGGAGTTATCTTTTAGCTGTAAAATAATTTACTTGACAATACAGTAAGTGGTGTTTATATTATATAAGTAGCCAAGACGCCGTAAGGGAATTGGCCACGAGTAACTTGCTTAATAAGGAGGAAACAAAATGAATGCAATTACAATCCGACGCCCAGGACTTTTAGGGCACAACGTTATTGATCAGGTGTTTGATAACTTTTTTAATGACTTTCCAGCACACCTCAAGGCATCCACCCAGGGATATCCCGTTGCCGACATTTATCGAGATGACGATGGCTCTACCGTGTTGGAGTTTGCTTTAGCTGGCTTTAAGAAGAAAGAGTTAGCTATTGATATACAGCCTGATAAGAGGTCGATCACTATCACTGGCAAAGCGAATGAACAAAATTCAAAGCGCCAAAGAATTGCCCGACGCAACTTTACAAGGACATATGTAAATTACGATGATAATTTGGATTTATCAAATGCAAAAGCATCTTTTAACGATGGTCTTTTGACTGTTAGGGTGCCCCAGAGACCAGAGATGAAGCCGGTTTCAATTAATATTGATTAAGTGCTGTTTCAGTATCTTTAATTTTATTTTTGAGTACGGCAACACACTCGGCTAAAGGTATGAGAAAGGCATCTCTATCTTTTACCTTTAGCCGATTCATTTTGTTTGTAACTCTCAGTAGTCTTGTTTCAACTTCTTTTAAAGCAACAGTCATGTGAGCTAAATTTTGATGCAATGTTTCCACTTTGGGAACATCTTTAGGATTAGACGCTTGTTTTTTTGCTATTTCTAAAATTTGATGATGATTCATGATTATAAATAGTATAGCATAATTACATATACTATTTATAATAAAAAGGTTATACTATTATTATGTCAAATTTTCATAGCAAATGGAAGCAGTATCTTCAAGAAGCACAGCAAGATGCGAAAGTCTTAAGAAAGATAAATGTTGATCGTATAAAGAAAGAGATGCCTCAACTTCCAGATGAAGAGGTGCGAGATTATTTTACTCGCATACAGGATTTGGAGCGAAACCCCGAATATCTAAATCCAATATTCCCGACGGGTCTTGTCACATGGATGGAGTCATTGCCCGACAATCACTTTCCAAGAAACGGCCGCAAGCGCTTTGCAAAATGGCTTGGTAATGCAATCTACACTCACGAAACTGAAACAATGAATAACCTCAGTTCAGTGGACAACCCTGAAGAACTGCAAATACACAACAATGATATTCGATATGTTGCAGATTATTTAAACGGCGCAAATGAGTTTCCTGACGATTTGTGGGACCAATCCCTTAATGGTATGTATGATCTGGCAGTCCGTTGGCATGATACTTTAAAGTTCAAAAAAGATCCCACTGGCGATTATGAAAACAAAGAAGTTGTGTACAAGTTTGAGAATGGGTTCACTATAGTAGATGTTAACACAGAGAAAGACCTTGGCGTCGAGGGAGACAAGATGGGTCATTGCGTCGGATCATATTGTGATGATGTGGCCTCGGGTAGAACAACTATATATTCCCTTAGAGACGCAAGGAATGAGCCTCACGCTACGATTGAGGTACTACCTACATTGCCCCTTGGAAGGTCTCGATCTCGCGGCAAGGTGGAGCAAATAAAGGGCAAAGGAAACACTGCGCCTGTGGAAAAGTATAGGCCAATGATAAGACAGTGGCTACAGACCACAGACTTTGAATATGAGAGCAGTCCAGACTACCTCAACATGCTATCCGCGGAGGAGATCAAGGAGAGATTATTTACAGGAAAACTAGACCATGACCATGAAAGGCCACTCGCGAGAAACACAGAAGACCCAGAGATAATTAAATTCTTTTTAAGTCAAATCCTCGCCACCGGTGACACTTTTGGGGGCACAGATATAACCAAGATAACAAAACTCGGCGCGCCCGACATAGCTGGCCAGCTGCTGAGGAATGACAATTTAAGTGAAGATCACCGGCTAAGCCTTGTAAAAATAAATTTTCAATTGCGACAACCTATTCTTGGTGTCCGAATTGCAATGTTAATCGGCGCCAGGGGAATAGGGGCCAACGAGGACTTTGATCCTGCAAGTTTATCTTCTCGCATCTGGGCGGACCTCGGAGATGAACTTACTAATGGCTATAGTGATGAAAAGCTTTATTGCATGCAGGCACTTATGGAAGTTGACGAGGTTTCAGACGCAATCAGAGAGGAAATTATAAATTACTTATTAAGCGACGAATATATCGCCGGCGCCGCAAAACAAAACCCGAATAAACTAAGTCACCAGCAACAACCATACGGAAGCATTCTACAGGCATATCTTTTCCAAAAATCTCCAAAACCAGAGCAAGTTAAAAGATTGTACCTCGCGCAGAGAAATGAGAAGTTTCAAGAAGTAATCGGACATGTCGGCCGCATAAATGGTTATATCTCTTCATCTCGCGGAATGAGAGACGACTTAGCAGATGAAATTATTAAAGATGTTAAGGCCGAAGAGCGCAACGCGTTCGCGTCACGAAACTTTATAGACATGATCTTGAACCCTAACTTGAGCGATTCAAAAAAGATAGAACTATTAAACATTGGGCCATTATACAGTATAGTTTCATTGACACAGCCGCAACTTTCGCTCGGAGGCATCAGATACCACATTTCTGGCAAAACTTATTCACGCCAACTTTATGAGGCCGCAAGAGAAAAAAAGTTTAGTAAAAAGCTTGTAAAATATATGATAGATGCTGGAGTTTTCAACCCTCAGTACGTGAACGTTTGGGTCGGTCAAAGAACAAAACTAACAGGCACCCGTCCAGATATTGAATATTATGAAGAGGACGAGAGAGAAAAAGTATTAGATATTGTAAGATCACGGCAGCTGCAAGAGTTCGAGTCTGGTATTTTTGATGAGGACTTATTTGAAGAAGTAAATAATTATTTTAGGAAAAATATGATGACAAAAAATACATTTTATGATAATATTAAAGAAGAATTGGGGATTAATGAGGAGAAGGGCCGCAGCCGCCAGAGGGGTATCTACAAGTTCTATTGCATGATAGCCTATGGGTTAACAACTGATGGCGACCGCTCGCGAGGTTTAGATGATATCTTGGCGGATCTTCGCGCCCTACCTAACGTCACAATCGTGACTGTTGCAGTTAGAAACCAAAAAGTGGCAGAGGGTAGGTACATTGCAGGTCTGGCAATAAAATTCATACCCTCAACACCTGGAGACATGAACACACCTGAGAATGTAAAAGCAAGAATAGTCAGAGATATAAAGAGACTGACTAATGTTCACTCCTTATTCAAGCTGTCAACAGGCCTAATAAGGTTAGAATAAATGAGAAAAACTCCAGAACACTTCAAGAGGCTAAAGATAAAGGAAGTAATAAATAAAATACTGAAATCTTCAAAAACAGTTTTATCGCCTTTATCTATTTCCGCAAAAGAATCTATTGATGATGATTTCACTACCACTGATTTTTCCTTTAATATAAAGCAAGGAAATACAGAGGTAGTGACGATATCGCAGAAGGGCAAAGGTTT